ATTCTATGACCAGATTGTACCTGCCGTTGTCAATAAGGAAGTGAAGAAGTTTGGAGTGAAAGCTGATACGATTGATATTTCTACGTGGGTAAATAATCCTATACGTAAAGAATATTTCGCATTAAAAGAGAAACATGATGCAAACAGGCGAAAGTTGGATGAAATGTTGATGGGATTAAGCGAAAAGCCTGAAAATGAAGCCAAAAAAATTGCCGAAGAATACAATGAATTATCTGAGGAGACTCAGTATTTAATGTATCAGATGCAAGATATTGAAAGGCGAGTATCACCCGATTTACTTATAGAAAAAGCATCTTACGACCGTGAATTCGTCCACCACATCCCCATCACTGACCAGATGAGAGAATCCGTACTGGAAGGGTTGCCTATGTTCAAGACAGGTGTTCAGGTAGGAGAATTTGCCGGGCAGAGACTTGCATACATGGGATTAAAAGAAAGGGAAGATGCTGTAAGGACATTGTTTGATCTGAAGAAAAGAACCAATGCCAAAGTAAATATCCTTGCCACTCAGGAACAGCTTCCTTCTTTTATCAAACGTCAACTGAAACCAGGAGAGAGACCGCAAGGGGTCAACGTGGGCGATGTGAACTATATGATTGTCGAGAATATGTTCGACAAAGAACAGGCTATACAGACCTTTTTCCACGAGGTAGGGGTACATGACGGGCTTACTAATGTCATCCCAGACAGATATGAACGAATAAAATTCTGTGAGAAGGTAGTGGATGATATAGGCATTGATAGGATCCGGCAGATAGTTCCCAGAGAGGAATGGGGGCTGCCAAAACATCTGTTAGGAGAGGAATTTATTGCATACCTGGCAGAAAAAAAGATCAATTCAGAGACCCTTACGATGGAAGAAAAGACCATCTGGGATAAATTCATCGACCTGGTTAATAATTTATTGCGTAAATTAGGCATACAAACTAAAATAACAGAAAGTGACATCCTTGAAATTGCAAAAGACGCAATCGAGAGTAATATTTCGATGCGACAAGCTGATACCGCCATTGGACGAACCGCTGATACGGATATACAGCAGCCAAGGGTACAGGGTGATAACACGCAGAGACCTGATCAACCAGGGGTACGATTTGCTGGGGAGGTATTAGGAGAGGATGTCGGACAAGAAGCACGCTTCAAAAAATCCACACCGCCTGTAGCACAGCCAACCCAGACACAACCCAAAATGGCAGGAGAATATCTGAAACAGGCTGGTGATGTGTACGCTGAAAAACAGAAAACAAAGAGAAACTGGAACGAGACGTATGATAAGATCCGGGAATATTGGCAGGATTATAACTTACCTATCAGACGTTTTGAGGAAACGGTAATCAAAAACGGAGGTAAGATATCCAACAACTCTAAGCCGTACAGGGATATGAATCTGTCATTCGGAAGGCAGGAGACCTTATTTAAGGATTTCACCAACGAAAAGATGAAGCCTGTCATTGATTCCGTATCCAAACTTATCAAATCCGGTATGAGGGGCGAAGATGTGCTTACCTATGTGATCGCTAAACACGCTATCGAGAGAAACAGGGAGTTCAGGGACAGGGAGTATAATGAATGGATGGACAGCCACCCCAACGCAACACAAAAAGAAAGAAAGGAATTTTTAGACAGCCTGGTTAACAAAGACTATTCCGGAGTAACCGAGTTCGACCCGAAGAAACAATTCGACAACCCGGATGATCTGGCAAAGGCTATTGCAGATGATTTTGAAGCCATTGCTAACAAAGACCTGGTTAACGACCTCTGGAAGAATATCCGTACTGCCAACACGTTTATCTTGGACGCATGGGTACAGGGAGGTCAGATATCCGATAAGCAACGGACGGAATACCAGACGAAGTTCAAGAATTTCGTTCCGCTTCGTGGATGGAGGGAAGGAGCAGCTAAAGAACTGGTATATGTGAAAGGCGAAGGGTTCAGCCAGTCCCTTAAACACGCTGAAGGCCGGAAATCTCTTGCAGAAAACCCGCTGGCTTATATACAGAAGGTAGCCTTCGATGCTATTGGAGAACAGGTTGCAAATGAGGTAAACAATGCCATGCTGAATTTAGTGGTACGTAACCAGAAGATAGGCGCAATATCCGACCTTGCCACAGTAAAGAAGCTGTATTACGTGAAAGTAAACCTTCCTGATGGTACGTACGAATGGGAACCGACCCTGGATAAGCCACCACAGGATATGTTTGACATCGGAGATGCCAAGGTAAACATATACAACGAATACCAGCGGTTAAGGACCCCAAGGCAGGCACATGAGCATGAAGTGATAGTCCACAGACCCATAGGGGATGCTGTAATTGTATTTAAGAATGATGCCCTGGATGTAGCACAGGCTATGAACAAGCAAAATTTCATGTATAAGAGTATTTTGGGAAAGATAAAGGATGCAAGGGATATGGCTAAAGGTTTGGAAGGCATACATACCTTTAATAACTTCCTGAAGGCAGCTTATACCTCATGGAATATCGTGTTCCCGTTCACCAACTTCATCCGTGATGCACAGGAATCCACCTTTACACAGCTTATAAAAGGGGATAACGGTCATAAGATCGTAGTAAACTACAAAAAGGCTTTTCCGGCTATTATCAGGGAAATGAAAGGTAAAGCTGATATGAATAACCCCCTGGACAGGATGCTGAATGAATTCCTATTGCCAGGAGGCATTACCGGGTACACCCACAGCAAAACACCGCAGGAGATCGAAGAAGAACTTAAAGGGGATGTCACAAGGGCAACACAGAGAGGAACAGTGAAAGGAGAGTTGAAACAGTCGTTGTTCAACCTGAAAAATAACATTGAGTCATGGAACAGGCTGTTTGAGGATGCTACCCGATTCAGTGTATATCTTACCTCACTTGAGCTGGGAAAGACGAAAGAGGACGCTGCTATGGATGCTAAAGAGGCATCTGTGAACTTCAACCGCAAAGGGAAGTCGAGTAAGTTTTATGACACTCTCTGGGCATTCTGGAACGTATCTATTCAGAGTATGCAGAAAAACGTAAAGCTGGCAAAAGACTACCCGAAAGTATTTTCAGCCGTAGCCGGATCATTTGTCGCTATGGGATTTCTGGAAGCACTCTTTAACCATGCTTCCGATGATGATGATGAAGATAAGGAGAATGATTACTATAATATCACCCCGTACATGAGGCATAACTACCTGATCATTCCGGATATTCCAAGGATCATAGCAGGTAAGCCAAAGGCAGCCAAGTATATCAGCATACCGCTTCCTCAGTTTTGGAGGGGGTTCCATGCCCTGGGGGTGTTAGCCTATGAGGTCATGGACGGAAAGACAAAACCGGGCAAAGCTATTGGCGAAGGAATGTTGAATTTCGGCACGGCACTTCTCCCGATTGACATTGGAGGGTTCTGGGCTTCAGGAGAGTTTTCTTTCGCTCCGATAGTTCCTACTGTTTTAAGACCCATATATGAGGTATCAACCAACACCAACTACATGGGATATAAGATTGCCAGGGAGCCGTTCACATTAGCACAGAAAAAACAGTTGGCTGACTCCGGGATGGGCAAAGAAAACGTAAACCAGGCAGCCAAATTCTTTACCGATATGCTGTTTAGATGGGGGGGTGGATTTATACCTGAGATGGGAGGAGACCGCAGTAAGGATTATATCAGTAAAAAGGGAGAAGAAAAAACCGTATCTCCGATCATGGATATCAACCCCTCGTATATCGAACACCTGTTTAAAGGATATACCGGAGGTACCGGGGCTGTTGTAATCGACCTGTTCACCACGGTCATACAGGCAGCAAGTAAGGATCAGGAAGTGGATTTCAAGAATACACCTTTCGTTAATAAGTTTCTCAGGGAGACACCCGAAAGCAAATGGGCAGTGATCAGAGAATTTTACGACCTTAAAGATGAAGCAGTACGGCACAAAGGACTTAAAAAGACTCACAAGGATGAAGCATTTGCCGGGGGAGATGCTGAGAAATATAACCAGGTACTCGGAAGTGAATATTACAATAATTACCAGTTGATATTCGAAGCATTCGAGAAACGGGTAAGTGAGCTTTACGACACGGTTAACTTAACTGACCCGAAGGAAAGCCAGATTATCATTGACGAAATGCAGAAGTGTATTAACACGATCAAAGAACTTAAAGCCCAAAATAATAAAAGATGAAACGAATTCAAGACATTGATGTAGGATTACTGGATCGTAAGAAAGTGATAGGGGACACCAGCACTCCTAAACTACTGGTTAAATCGCTGGAAAAGATGGAAGCCAAGAAAGAGGATATCCAACTGTTATACCAGGCTGAACGGTATTACTCCGACCTGTCTGACTTCAGAGATAGGGCAAAAAGAGTACGTAAATACGTGCGTGGCAAGCAGTGGGATGATGAGATTGACGACCCGGATAATCCCGGTACAAGCATTACCGAGGAAGAATACATCATGAACCAGGGTAAGGTACCGCTGAAACAGAACCTTATGAGGACACTGAATAAGAGCCTTTCCGGTCAATACCAGAGCAACCCAAAAAAGAGCATGGTACTTGCCAATAAGCGCAACGATGCCAAGATAGGGGAGATGCTTACCAATACCCTGTACTATGCACACCAGATCAACCACGGTCAGTACCTGGATGCCCGTAATTTTGATACCTTCCTTCAGTCAGGTTTGTCTATATGTAAGATAGGATACAAGTATATCGACCAACTGGAACGACCGGATCTGTACTTTGAGAACATCAACCCCAGAAGGGTATGTTTCAATACAGACATTATAGACCCCAGGATGAATGATCTGAGGTTTGTATGTGAGATCATGGATTCCACCATAGAGGAAGTCATCACTGCCTTTGCCAACACAAAGAAACAGGCTTCAATGCTGAGAGACCTGTTTTTAGACCCAAAGACATACGACATGAACCAACTGCAGGGTCTTGTAGCTGATACGGATGACTCATTGGATTTCTATGTACCCACAGAGACCAATAAATGCCGTATCTATGAGATATGGTATAAGAAAAGTATATTCGGGTTGGAGATCCATGACCCGGTTGATGGTAGTTATGAGTTCAGCGAAGATATCACAGCCGAAGAAATAGAAGCAGAGAACGACCAGAGGATTCAGGCAGCCCTTAGAAATGGGATTACAGATGTGGCACTGATCGAATACAACGAGCGTCATTCGCTGCAGTGGTATTTTAAATTCTTGACCAACCACGGGTACTGCCTGCTGGAAGGTCCGTCACCCTATGAACACGGAGAACACCCGTATGCTATCCTTGCCTACCCGCTGCAGGATGGTGAAGTATGGGGTGTATTGGAGGACGTTATCGACCAGCAGAGGTATGTGAACCGTCTGATTACCCTTATGGACTTTATTATCAGCGCAGGAGCAAAAGGAGTATGGATGATTCCTCAGAGCGTTAAACCGGACGGATGGACAGAGAAGGATTACAAAAATGAGATTGTAAAGGTAGGTGGAGCTATATTCTATAAGGATAACCCATCTATGCCAGATAAGAAACCTACACAGATCACCAACCAGGCTTTCCCGGTAGGTATAACTGAACTACTGTCCCTGCAGATGAAATATATGCAGGAGGTATCCGGAGTGCAGCCTTCCATCCAGGGGGTACCAGCCAAGAGCGGTACACCAGCTTCTTTGTATGCCCAGGAAGCACAGAACGCTTCGATTAACAACATAGACATCATGAATGCCTACGGTCAGTTCATTAAGATGCGGGACCGTAAGATCCTTAAAACGATCATTCAGTTCTATGATGAAAAGAGATACCTGCATATTGCCGGGACTGACTATGAGCAGCAGGCACTGGAATATGATCCCGAAATGGTGGACGGTATAGATTTCGACCTGGTGATCAGTGAAGGCAATAACACACCTATTTACCGCAGTCTGATGGACGAGATGCTATTTAAACTTTTGGAGATGCAGGCTATCAATATTGAACAGTTCCTTCAGAATACCAGCTATCCGTTTGCCGACAAGCTACTCGAAGCCATACGTCAGCAGCAGCAGGATATCATGAACGGTCAGGCACCCGGTATGCCACCGCAAGAATTAGTTAACGCTATTAATCAACAAGCTAACCCCCAATTTCAAAATGTGCTGAATAACATAAGAGGGTAATAATGATAACAGGACAACAGTTAAGGGGAAAGTATTCTGAAGAATCAGAAGTGCTACGGAGGCAGTTGAAGGAGAAAGATGAGATCCTGAAAAACTACCGATTGGAACACGGGAAATTGGAGATATTTTTTAAGGCCATAACAGAACAGTTACAGCCCATTACTCCAATACAACCGTTGTACGTGAAAACAAACAAGAAAGGCAGCCCGGTTGAAGCCGTCATGCAGATATCGGATGCACACATGGGAGCGGTTCAGTTAATGGAGGAGATCGAAGGATGTAATAATTTCTCCCCTGAGATATGCCGTAACCGCCAGATAGATTACGTCAGACGGTTCATAAGATGGGTCGAACTGCACCGTAATGTATATGTTATCCCGGAGGTAAGCATATTGGTTACAGGCGATTTACTGAGTGGAGACATTCACCAGGAGCTTCAGGTAACAAATGCCTTTCCTGTACCCGTGCAATGTGTTAAGGCAGGGGAGGTACTAAGTGAACAGGTTGCATTGATAGCTCCTTACTTTAAGAAGGTAAAGGTACATTTCATTGTAGCAGACAACCATTCCAGGCTTACCAAGAAACCACAGAGCAAAGAGGAAGGATATAACTCGTATAACTACATTGTTGGCAAGTTAGCGGAACTGCACCTGGCGAAGCATCCGAACGTGCAGTTCAACATTTATCCTATGTTTGAAAAGGTGGTCCAGGTCAGCGAACGTCAATACCTTATTGCGCATGGTCATAATATACGGGGATGGATGGGCATACCGTGGTATAGCGTTGAACGTCATGTAGGCAAGGAAGCTATGAACAGGATGGAGATCATTATGAATGAACAGAGCCGGATGAAGGAGATAGGTTTTCATAAGTATATCTTCGGGCATTACCATACACCGTTTGACCATCCGCACTATTCATGTTGCGGAAGCGTGTCAGGGACAGATGCCTATGACCATAAGAGCGGTCGCCATGCTGAACCATCCCAGAGTAGTTGGCTGGTACACCCCAAACACGGGGAATTCAATAGGATTAATTTTAACTTAAAATACGTGCAATGAGCATAGAGATGATTTGTCCACGTTGTAAGGGGAAAATGAATAAAAACGGATCGTGGACTGACAAGAGATCAAGTGTGAAGTACCAGAAATTTACCTGTAAGGTATGCAGACGACATAAGTATTATCGTCTTGGTCCAGCACCTGCCCCCGTAAAAGACCCGGTAGGCATATCCGTGACTGAGTTAAGGAGTAGGTATGATAATAACTATAAGGTAGAGCTGGCTGTAAATAAGCTGGAAAAGGACGTTTTTTTGACTGAATCCGAGTTTATTAAGGTAGCTGGTATAAGAGCTACCAACGGGTATAGTGCTGCCTTGGATGACCCTAAATGGGATAAAAACAAAGTAAGGGTTGCAGGGATTGTGTACTATTCACACGAG